TTACCACCATGAGAACCTGGTAAAGTAGGTGCTAAACCAGCTGCACTAGAATCAACTACTGAATAAGTGGTGTTTGTATCAGGCGGAACTTGCCATGAACATGTACCATCTCCATCTGCTCTTAAGAATTTAGTACTAGCTTCATTACTATTAGTAGTAGATACTACTGCTTCACCTTCTGGAGTACCTGATGCAGCCGCTGCCCATTTAAGACCTGTAGATTCACCACTATCTGCTGTTAGAACGTAATCATTTGTTCCTGCTGCTAATCTTGCTACTGTGTTATCAGCTGTTGCTGCAAGGATATCACCCTTAACATCAACAGTAGTCTTCATTATACCACCAGCTGCAGATACATTAGTTGCATCTGTTACATCAGCACTAGCTTCGATAGCATTTAACTTGGAATGATCAGCATCAGTGAATACATTACTATCAGTAGCTGCTTCTACTGATGCTCTAATCTCTGCATCAGTTTGATCAGCTGTAGCAGAAGCTTCAACTCCATCTAACTTGGTACCATCTGTCTGTAAATCACGTCCATCAACAGTACCACTAACTACAATATTACCAGTTATATCTATACCGGTATTAGTAGTTTCAGTCTTCTTATTACCATTATAATATGTAGCTACACCTGCATCTTTTGTACAAACAATAGCACTTTCACTACTATTCGTTCTTATATTAAGATCACCAGTAACTACATTAATATAACCATGTGATCCTGTATGATATAATCTAACGTCTCTATCAGAGCCAAGGCTTATCTGTACATCATCATTCAGCTTAAGAGTATCATCACTCTCATCCCAGAACATATCTTTACCAGCATTGGTACTATTATCCCAGGTTACATCACCTGTAAAAGTACCGCCAGCTTTAGGCATTAAAGTACTAGCAGCTTCTACACCTGTTTCCCAGGCACTACCAGTATATACTTTTAATCTATTAGCTGTACTATCATACGCTAAATCACCTTCAGCAACTGCATTTCCACCACCATCAGTAGTAGGAGCAGAAGGACTGAAATCATTTATCTGATATGTATCATTAAAGTTTTCTACAGCAGTAATGTTATCTGCTACTGTTTCAACATCAGCAATTTTAGGACCAATGGCATCCATATCAGCCACAACATCTGCTGTAGCTAATGTGTTTAAATCACTTACAATATCTGCTGTAGCCAATGTGTTTAAATCAGCTACTACATCTGCAGTACCTAATATAGCCATATCAGCAACACAATCTGCAGTACCTAATATAGCCATATCAGCTACACAATCTGTTGTACCCAGTATACTCATATCTTCAACAGCAGCAGTAGTACCAAGCCTACCAATTTCTGTTGCTTTTCCTGCTACTGTTGTTACTTCTGAAGATTTTGGTGTAAGTCTATGGAATGTATATGATGGGTTTGCAGCATAAGCAGTATCACTTAAAGCTTTTGTTTCAACTAAAACACCGAATCCAGCTGCTAATACAGTAGAACCGCATCCAGTTATAGTTAAATCATTAGATAGATTATCTAGTGTAGATGCTGGTATCGTTACTGTACCAGTACTAGGTGTATAAGATGTTGTAAGTGTACCAATTGATACGATAGTACCAGCTGCACTATTTATATCAGGGTTAGTAGAAGGGAAGTCTGATTCATCAGTAATAGGTACAAAACCACCAACTTCATCTACTAAATTGATAACACGGTTATCTACAGCTTTAGTTGTAGCAATAGAAGTGTCATCAGAGACCCATGTTTCACTAGAAATTATTTCTTCTGTACTACCTATATTATAATATCTAGCATCAGATGCTGCTGATGTATAGTATGTGGAGTTATCTGCTGTATGACCTGCTTGTTCACTACTAGTAACTGAAGCGGCATCTGCTAATTGAGAAGCCTTACCAGTTACATTACCAGTTACATTACCTGTAATCGTACCTGTAACATCTAAAGTACCAGCAACTACTGTGTTACCAGAAGAAGCTGCAACAGTGAATTTATTTGTATTTACATCAAAGTTACCATCAACACCAACAGCATCGCTGAAACCTGTAGTTCCTGTAACAGTTAATGTTCCTCCAACTGATGTATTGCCGGAGCCAGATAGGACAGTAAACTTATTAGTATTAACATCAAAGTTACCATCAACTCCCGTAGCTTGTAGGTTTGTAGCTCCGCCAACAGTTAATGTACTATCAAAAGTTGCTGTTGAGGTAACATCTAACGTACCAGGAACATCTACATTACTAGTCCATTCAACATCGCTTCCATTGGATGCTGTTTGCAGTACTTGTCTAGCTGTACCATCTTTCAGTTTACTTACTTGTATCTCTGCTGTTGGACTAATATTAGCATTAACGATAGTCTCATCTTTAATTTCAGTTGTAGTTACAGCATCAGCTTGGATATCCCAAGTCTGTACTAAATTATCAGTTCTACTACTAGATTCCTCAGCTAATCTTAATGCTTGAGTTTGATTATCATTTAGATCAGTTGCCTTTAAAGATGCACCTGTTTGAAAAGTAGCTTGTGCAGGGTCTAAATCAGTAAGACGATAGATCCTTACAGTACCACTAGAAGGTACGTTACCTGAAGTCCAAGTAACTGTACCTCCATTAGCTGTGTAACTTGTTATATTATAATGAGTAACGGCAGTCTTTAATACTCCATCTACTCGAACTTGTATCTCATCAGAGCTGAAGGACTTAATAGAAAAAGCTTCAGAAGCACCCCCGCTCGCTGTGTATTGTTTAAAACTTGCCATAGTTTATTTAGGAATTGAGAGGATTTGATCAATGCTTCCGCGTGTTTCTAGGGTCTTATGATATCTCTGTAATTTCTTCTTCTTCTGTTCCTTAGTTAGTAAGTATACTCTAGGATCATTTGCAATAGATGCCCATGCTTTCTTACGAATCCTATTCATTAGATTATCAATCTGTATATTATGATAGAAATCGCCTGCTTCATAATCTCCACGTTGACCTGAATCAATAACCATATTCATGTTTCTTATTGATTCTTGAATCTTAGGATCATTTGCAAGTTTATTTAATTCATATTCTAAGTTCTGATCTCCAATAGCTTTCTGGAACATAGATCTAATACGTGGACTATCTGATAAATTATCACCTCTTGGTGAATAATATGTAGATAATCTCATATCATACCCACTATCAAATAGTAGTTTTCTACCAGGACTATGGTCTAGATTTAAAGAAATAGGACTAAATGCATTAAATGCTCTTGTTAAGAAGTCATGATCTTTAATAGGTCTACCATTTAATATATCATACTTAATAGGTAAGTCATCACCAGGAAGATTCTCACTAATGAGGTTCCTATTACGTAATGCTTGCTCAATACCTGAACCTAATTCACGTGTATAAGGTGTAAATAGTTTACCCATTTCATTCCTTAAACCTGCTAGAGGTACTGTATTATTCATTAAACCAGCAAAAATACGTTCTGCTTGACCTTCTCTACCAGCAAATAAATCAACGAATTGTTGCATACCAGCAAGGTAGGACTTACTTGATATACCTTGAGCTAATACAAGTGAAGTTTTAAGTAGTTCTTTTTCTGTCCATTCACTACCCATTAATAAACTATTATCACCAATATCAGATATAAGTGACATGATTTGATTAAAAGGTTCGATGGATTCATATCCTACCCACACACCACCTATTTTAACATGTCTTGGTTTCCATCCAGCATCTAACCACATCTGTCTTTTCTGTCTATCAGCTGGTCCATTACCTGTCATATTACCTGACATCCAAGACCAACTTGCCATACTAACTACAGCAGTACCCATACCTAACCGACCGACTTGTAATGCCTGAGCATTTAGTAGTTCTTCAGGTGTAGTAATACCATACTTAATAACTTCAGATAGATCATTAGCATTAGCGAAAGCTATCTCATTCCATTCTTTAACTAAGAAGTTAAAACCAGGAGTATGTTTAGCAGTTAAACTAAGACCGTTGATACCAGTTCGTGCAAACAGAAAGAAAGGCTTGGCCCATGGGTTAGCAGTAAATACATCATTCAATCCTTTTGAAAATCCAGTTAACGGTTGTGTTAGTGTTACTTCTCTTTTAGCAAACTTAACAGCTTCATCTGTTATATCTCCATTAGCATCCCATACCTGACCATGGAAATCTTGTTCATAAGCTTGCATTAATTCTCTAGTAATCTCAGGAGTCTTACCACCTGAAGATTGTATATCTAGAACATTACGCATAGCTTTCTCTCTAGCTTTAGCTCTACCTAATATGTACCCAAAGGCATCATCAGTAGCAGCCATAAGCTTAGTTGAGTAAGTAAGTAAATTACTATTGTTAGCGTTTCTAGCCATATTAGCCATAGCAAATGCAGCTTTATCACCATCTGTAGCTCTACCACTTTCAACCCAACGTCTTAATATATCCCAATTATTATCATTTCTAGTATATTCTACGTAGCGTGATTTAATATTAGAGATATCACCAGCCCAATATGAGTTAAGTCTAGTTTTAAATAAATTCCATGACTCAGGAACTGCTTCCATCATAGCATTCATTGATGCTAATCCAGCTCTTATCGTAGCAGTGTCACCTGTAAAAGGATACCGCATAGCAGCTCCAAAGGTCGTAGCAAACGGTCTTAAGAACGTTGCTGAACTTGTACCTAGAATAGCTCTTAGAGGTGTCTTAGGACCGCTTAGGACGCTGTTTACAAACATCCCTTCAAGTTCTCTAATAAGTACACCAGTATGATCTGGACTATCAGCAGTAATTCTACCACCTTTAATCATTTTTCTAGCCCAATTATCAATATCATCTAGACTATTAACAGTCTTCATTGCAGAGAATGTTTCAAATAAAGCATTCATAAGTCCATCATCAGCATCCTCTTTGGCGATCTTAAGGATAGACATTATAGACTCCCTTGTGTCAGCCATCTCTTTTGTTAATGTTGACTCTAAGAATTCTCTTTGTTTACCAGCACCTATCTGTCTGAAGTTATCTGATTTAATAATTCTAGCTTTCTTAGTCTCCTGTAATGCAGTTAATAGTGTATCTACGACCTGTGCAGCAGGTCCATCTATATCACCAAGATCTACAATATCAGCTAGTTCTCTACCAGCAATACCTGTATCTCTTATTTGATGTAGTAATGTACCTACAGTTAAATCAGCTACAACTATATTCTTACTAGTAAATGTTTCAATAGTATCAACTACTTCCCCAGCTGCATTAGTTACATCATAACTATCTTTAGATTTCCATAAGTCTTCTAGGTATTCAGCAGCTGTCATTTCAGCAGCATTCCTACCTTGAGTAATACGTTGATGAGCCATAATAGAATCACCAAATACTTCTACTAATGTCTTTCTACTCTTCTTAGCTTGATTAACTACAGCCCTGAACTTATCAGAACTATATAGATTCCTTAAGATGGTTTCAGCCGTAGCTTCACTTACATCTCCTTCTCTTGCAATACGTTCACGTTGAACAGGAGTTGTTACAGAACCCGTAGATCCTTCTTCTGAACCCCAATCAGTACGTGTTTTCTTATTAGTTTCCCATGCTTCATAAGCTGTCTGTTCAGATACATCAGCTCCTTGATGAGCATCAGCTACTGGTCTATTCTTAGAAGCACGGAAGTTTTGATCTCCTCTTCTTAATTGAGTTAGACCATTCTCTATGTCTTGGTTCTTAATACTAGCATTTCTAGCTTTAACTAACGCGTAAGCTTTATTAGAACCCTTACCTATAGCTATAGCTAGTCCATCAAATATAGCTCCAATACCCATACCTTCCATTATATTCTTTACTTTCATCACTACAGGATGATCAGAATCTTGAGTAGTTATAGGGGTATCAATGAATCCATATTGTTTACGTAAGGCTCCTAGAGCATTATGCCCATCTGATTCTTTTGATATGATATCAGATACAGCACCGACTCCAGCAGCTCTAACCATACTATGTGCTCCTGCCCATGCAGCACCTACACCTAATCGTGCAGCTGTTACTTTAGCAGCAGGTATAATGGCAGCAGCTAAGGTACCGAAATGTACAGCACCCCTAGCTAATTTACCCCACCATGTTTTTGTTATTATAGGGTTCTCGTGATCAGTAAAGGGATCCCAATCAGGTCTATATCCACCTGGTTCTTTTCTTTCTCTTGCCATTTCCCCAGAGAATGCATCTATAGTACGCTCTGGGAAAGTAGTTAAAGAGGAAGCAGTGTCTTGTAAACCACCTGATAGAATTGATTGGCCTTCTTTTGCTAATGCTTTAAGTCCCCATTCCTCTTCATTTCTTGGATCTTTTAACTCAGCCTTAGTCTGAGTCTCTTCAGCTGCAGTCTCTTGTTGGACCACAGCTTTTGATTCTCTTGTATTTCGTAGTTGATCAGCATAGTCTCCGTGCATTTTCATTGCATCATTGAGACCTTCTATATCGATCACTACAGAAGGATCTTGTGGCATTGTTTTATGTCATTAATGTATCAGCCACGAGAGCCTTAGCTACCTCTGGCTGTAAATTTGCTAGTTGAAGATATACGGGTAGCTCTCCAACTTGAGCTGTGAATTCTTCATTCAATTCTGGTGGTATTTCTACTATATTTCTATATGCTATATCTGTTGTTGAGTAACGTTGAGCTTGCTGAGCTTGCCGTCTTATTTGTTCCAACATAATTTGTTGTATCTCATCGTTATCTCTACTACCATCATTGTATTGTTTTATCATCCAATCTGGACCTTGGTCCTCATCAGTGATAACTCTATACGTTCTAGCAGGTGATGGTTTAATAAATAGATTCTGTAAGTCTGATCTTATCTCTTCTTCTGGTAATACCCATTCACCATCTTTTAGTAATCCTAATGCTGTTAACCTACGCTTCATAAGTTGAATAGGTTGCATTTTAATATTAGGGAAGTTCCTATAATATTGAGGAATGCTTGTTGATTTACCTTGTAAGTATTTTACAGCGAATTCTACATTAGGTTCTTCACCTATCCAAGGTTTATCACTATCGATTAAAGTTCTATCTTTACCTACAGCAATTCTTGCTTTACCTAAATTTGTTACAGAGTCAGGATTTTGATAACTACCTTGGTAATTACGCCATGAATCATCCTTTTTTAATCCAGCCATAACAGCATCTCTAGCAGCTGTTTGAGCTTGAGCATCAGTAGCTCCATTTTCTTTTGCTAGCAAGAAAGCTCTGTTATATTCTAATGTAGCATTCTCGAAGTAGGCTTTCCATTCAGTCCCTCTATCTCCGTATTGTCCTAGTCTATTCCCTGTAATCCAGTCAACCTTACCTTCTATGTAAGTTTTTCTAGCAGCGTCATCTATACCACCAGTGACTTTCTTAAGCCACTCTGCTCTCTTAAATGGATCTGAGAATTGCATGTCATCTGCTGTTAAAGCCTCACCGTTATTCCTTCTTTTAGTTAATTCATAATCTAAAAGTTTATCTTCAGCATCTCCTTGAGCTGCCCAATTCTTAAATTCATCTGGTAATTGTTCAACACTTAGACCATGTGTACTCATTAATTGAGACTGTATTTTCTGCTTTTCATCTTGTGTTGGTAAAATATCTTTTTTATCATAACCTTCTTTAATAGTTTTAAAGTCACCTAATGCAGCTTCTTTTGTTCTATTTATCTCAGCCGTCATCTCTTCTTTCTCAAACTTACCTACACCAGCTAACATGATACTAGATTCTTTTTTCCAGTAATCTCTAACTTTTACCATATGAGGTTTCTCTGGAGTACTGTCATGAGCTAAAAATTCATGGTCTAATACATCTTCTACTGTATCTCTACCCATTCCACCAGTTTCAGCTGCTCTAGCTATCGTTCTTGCACCATGTAATCTAGTTTCTCTATAAGAGCCATTGTAAGCTCCTTTATGTTTCTCCATCCAATGAATGAAGTTATCTGGTCGCTCTTTAAGCTGAGTTTGTAATTCTTCAGCACGAAGTCTTTCCTGTACTTCACTCTGAGCTTTACCTATATCCTCATATTCACTTTTAAGTCTTGCTTTATACCTCTTTATTAAAGGTATAATCACAGCTCTCTTATGTCTACCAGGTCTTTTACCAGCTAAATGAGTTACAGACTGCAGATAATTAGCCATTATCTTACCAAGTATATACCTCTTCTCTCCGACTGTTTGAGCCTCTTGTAAAGTCATATACCTTTGACTTCCATCAACATTTGTATACCCAGGCATAGGTACTCTCAGACCTGCAGCAGCAGCAGGAAAGTATCTAGCATCTTCATCGTTTAATACATTCCAAGTTTCTCTCCAATACTCTTGATTCGCTTCTCCACTTCTTAATATTTGTGCTGCGAACTCATTGTTTCCTTCAGCTTTAGCCATATGAGCAGCATCATTTACTTCTACTTCTATAGCTTTTTCTTGTTGATCAATCTCTAAATCTTTTGCGATGTCTTTATCAAAACGAGCTGCTAAATATAGATCACGTTTATCAGAGTCAGTAGGAGGAACATTAGGATCAGACCATGTAGCCTTGTCCCCTTCTTGAGCTTTTTCTAATTCTCCGTAGAACCATTGTACTTCCTTTTCTGTTTCTAACCATTTATCAACATGTTTCTTAACTTTACCACCTGATTCAGTCAGCTGTACAAGTTCACCAGGTATCTTTTCTTGAACTTCAAACATATGATTATACTGACTAATCAGTGAATCGAAGTAACGATTCTTATCAGCTTCTAATGCATCTATATCATCATTAGTTCCTTTAGCTAAATCATATGATTGAGTTGCAAACGGATCTGTATCTGTTGTAAGAGGTTCTTCTAATTTCTTACCTCTAGCTTGTAGCCATGCACTAGCCATTAGACAACCTCCATGTCTACATCAACTTTACTATAATCTACAGTTAAATAATTATCTCTAATACCTACAGCCATCGGGTTAATCTTCACAACGTCTTGTGCTATGACACCACGATAACGTGTGTTAGGTATTGACTTATAATTCCATTCATAAATCTTATGACCTATAGGTGATTTACCTACTTCTTCTATGTTTTCTTTAAGTCTGACATCACTTGGGAAGAATGGAGCAACAGTACCAGCTATAGATAAGAATGTAGATAAATTCTTCAGTCCTTTATCACCAGCTTTAGGTGGCATCATTACAGGGAATCCAACCATCGGTGCTTCTCCTAGTGACTGTCTATTTTTAGCAGTAAACCTTCTATGTTGATTTATAAGCTGTTGATCTTTTGCTGCCATCTGTCTACCAAATGTATTATCAATAGATCTTTCGATAGCATTTTGTTTACTTAGTATTTCTTTGTACTTGGTCAAACCATATCTATTTGCACGAGCTACACCAGTCTGATTTGAATGTCTGGATAACTGAGCTTTCTGGAGTTGTAATGATGCTTCCTGTTGTCTGCCTAATCCTGCAGCATATAAGGCGTTGGAATAGTTATCACTGGCTTTAATACTAACACCCCTGCCTATCTCGGCTTTACGGGTCAGCCATCGTGTTTCTTTATTGAAATACTTCTTTTCTTTTTGACCGTATTCAAACTTTTTTCTATCGTTTTCGATTTTGGCTTGTTGTCGAATACCTTCGTTACTGTCTTTAGCGCACACGGTAAAATTCTATAAAGGTTAGTTTGTTGGGTCCATGTAATTTTTCTTTTGAAAATGTGAACCCTAAATATTTAAGTAATCTAATATGGACTGTATTACGTTTGTCTATAATGTTACCTAAAATAGGTTCTGTTCTAGTAGCTAACACTCGTTTAGCTTCTTTAACAAATCCTATAGGATAATCATGTATGACTGGTGTAGTTACCATCCATATAACGCTACCATTAATTCCACCCATTCCGGCAGTCCTGCCGTTAGGTGCTGTAAAATAAACACAGAAGTCATCATCAATGAATTCTGGAAGAAGCTCCATAGGATCATAACCCCAGCCTTCTTCGATTTCTCTACGGTCTTCCAGGCGTAGGTTAGAAGCTACCTCTAAGGCAGCCTCCAACGTACAAGGAAGTGTGGTATATTTAGACACGGTTATAAAGTTTGGGTGAGTAGCTACCTTCCCATGCCATTGAATACAATGTGGCAGGAGCAGGATGGCTTGATTTTAATGTTATTGTTACATTCTCATTCTTCTCATAAATTGGTATTGTTTTTATTTTTCTACTTAAGAAGGGTGCATCATCTACATTATACTCATCTAAATCACTAGACTCATATACATCTGTATACTGAAGTTTACCTATCCTATCTAATGTAGTTGAATATAATCCTACCTTACCAAAGTTTAACTTAATTCTATGTATAACTAAGGAGGCTCTTGTATCAGATCTAAAGTTCTTACCCTCTATATTTAATCTATATATCCGTGGGAACTTAACACTGTATTCATATAGATAACCTATATGTAATGGTGTTCCAGATAGTGGTGATACTACTGCAGTACCAGCAGCACTAGATCCACCTCCTCCTGAAAAAGTTACACTAGGTACAGAGTTATAATTAGATCCTCCGTTAGTAATAGTTATAGCAGTGACTGCTCCTCCTGAGATTGTAGCTGTAGCTGTAGCAGTTATACCATCTGATGGTGCTGCTATTGCTACAGTAGGAGCTGAAGTATAACCACTTCCACCGTTAGTAATAGTTATGGATCTAACTTCTGGAGACCAATTCCCGTCTACTGTGAATACATCACCAGGAGTTGTAACTGTAGTCTTAGCATATCTACCTACTCTAGATGTATCTTCATTAACATCAACTAGTACTAAATCTCCATTGGGGTCTGGTATATCAGACTGCCAGTCAAATACACAACTATTAACACCATGATCGAATGTGGTTTTTTTAGTGGTATCATTATATTTACCACCAAATATAGTAGTCCAATTATCTAGATGTAATAAGAAGTTAGTAGTCTCTCCTGTATCTGTTTGAGTTATACTTGGATCATCAGTAGATTGAATTAAATTAATCTTCTGTAAGAAATGATCTTCATCTAAGAAGATGTACTCATCATTAACAATGAAGTGATAGAGTAATTTCTCATTATGTTTCCATTTAAACCAAGAAGACTGTTGTCTCTGTTGAGCATCATTAAAGTATTTAAATCCTATTACAGTATCATCTCCTGTTTTACCAAATAGAATCATAGAATTATCAC